TCCCTAAACGTCCCGGTCGGTGTAAAATTGCGGTCCGCGCCGTTGGGGTCCAGCAAATAAACCGCGAGCAGGGCCAGGCCGTGATCCGCGAACGTCACATTGCCGGTCATGGTGGTCTTGGTGCCCGGCAACGTTCCCAGCCCCAGCATGGTTGCGGAAATCGCGCTATCGTCGTCGGCGGACGGCGTGAACAAGGAATATTCCACGCTGACCAAAGTCGCGTCCAGGACGCTGTCCGCGATCTGCACCGTGGTGTTGTCCGGCCCGGCGTTATAGGTGGCGGTTACAACCTCGGAATAGACCGTGCTCGCGACCAAATTGGCTTTCAAACGCCGCGTGGCCGTGAAAATATCGGTCTGGTCGCCCGGCACCGTGAACTCGTCGCCGTCCACGTAGGTGGTGACTAAGGAAGGCGTGAACCATTGCGAAGGATTCAGGGTGGTCGCCGCCTTGAGCGTGCCGTCCAGATTGAACGCCACGGCCAAAAATTGGGCCAGGGCGGATTTCGACCCGCGCGCCGCGATGACTTCCACGCCGATGGAAGCCAGGGTCGCTTCCTCGATCCACCCGCTCTCGCCTATGGCCGGGTTGTTGCAATAAATATAAGCCAACCCATAAGTGCCGCGATCGGTCCGGAAACAACGCTGCCCGGCCACGGCGCCCGCCGGAAACCCGGTGCCGGAAAAGCTGGAAATCAACGTGCTAAAATTCGTCGCCAGCTTATCGAATAACCCGGAAAAAAGCGTCACACCCGATTGTAAAACGTTGATAGTCTGTCCCACGGTTCCCACCTCCATTTTTTAGCGGACGCGAAAAAATATGAAATTTTATCGCTCCGCGCTAAAATTTTAAATCTTCTTAATACCCGACTGCTTCCAAATCCACCGTCCCGCTCACCTTGGCGCCGGCCGGATCGATCAAATCCACGTGACACCCGGCCGCGGTTATGCTGCCGATCGAGGGCATCTTGCTGGTCGCGGAACTCTTCACAAACACCCGCACAAACGGCGCCACGTAAAAAACCGGGCTGAACGCGATATCGCTCCCGGTAGTCGCCGAGATCGCCACGTTGAGCATCTCGTCGCGCCGGTCCGGCACGTCAAGCGAAATAACCAGGTTCGTCACTTTCAGGCGCGCGGAAAGCGAACCGATATTCACATCCAACTTAACTTTTAAATACTCAAAAGACTCCTGCACCGCGCCCTTATATGTTTGATATGCCCCATAAGTGATATCGTCGTCGCTCAAAGCATAAGAAAGCGCGTACTCCACCGGCATGGAGATATGATCGTCCGAGTCTCCCGGAAAATCGTTGTCCGTGCGCGTGGAGTAACTCGCGTCCGTGGCCCCGGTGTCCACCACTTCGAGCACCGCCAGGAGCCTGATCCAGGCCTGATCGACCTTACCCAGATCGATCGGGTCGGTGACGTACGACCCGACGATGTAACCCGTGTCGCTCAACCCGGCAATACTCGCATAATCGTCGCTGCTCGTAGGCAGATCGCTGTCCGTCAAGCTGCCCAAAAACATCAGAGCATGATAAAGCGGTACGAAAATCATATCCGTGATCGTGCCGTCGGCCGGGTCCGGGGTCTTGGTCATCTCGTCCTGGAGGATCACGACGTTCAGACCCTCATCGACATTGATCAAAGTCAGATCCGCATAGGTCGCGAGTGTGCTGTAAATGTCCGACGCGTCGATCGACTTGATCCAATAACGATAAGTCCCGTTAAACTCCGCCGTCATGGTGTAATGGTCGTGCTGGATCCCGGTGGCGATAATCGTGGCCGCTTCCCAAGTGATGCCTTGACGCAACTCGTAACCCCACAAATCCGCGTCAAGAATATGGGTCCAGTTGAATTCGATCATGGTCCCGTTTTGCTTGGCCTGAAAACCGGTCACGGTCGAAGGCGGGTCCAGCTTGCCCAAGGTGGTCAACACCGCCTTGGTCGCGTCGCTAAAAGTTTGTTTTTGCCCGAAATAATTTACAGTCACCGCCGCGACCGTGTAGGCCACCCCGATGGCCACGTTGGAGATGCGCAAATAATTATTCTCGGCCTTGCCGTCCAAAACCCAACCCGCCCCGCAATCGTGCCAGATTTCGGCATAGGCAAAGGCGGAATTGTTGGGCCGATCGAACATTACGTCGATCGTGTCGTTGATGGCCCCGTCCGCGCCGCGCAAAATCAATTCGTCTAAGAGCAAATTGAGCACTGCCGGCAGCGTGACCAAACTCGAATAATCCCGCGTAGGAATGGCGGGTTGATCGAAATCGACGTCGTAAATGCTCGCGTTATATTCCGCGAGCATGAGCGTGGCCTTTTGCGTGCCCTGTTCGCGCTTGATGTTCATGACCCGGAAAGGTTTGACGATCGAGCCGATCTCGCCGAAAGCGTACACGTCGAATTGCGTCGGGACCGGAGAGAACGGAGACGAGACGTTTAAAACCGTATAAGTCCCGGCTACGTTGGTTATATTGCGCTCCACCACCGCATCGGTCGATAGGCGGATCATAATGCCGTAGGTTTTGCCCGCCGCGATCGTGACTTCCTTGTCGATCGTGACGCTCGACACCGTGGCGCTCACCACCCGGCCGCCCTCGCCCCATTGCGGCACATCGTGCTGCACATTGATCACGTCGCCCAGGGTGCAGGCGATGGAGTCGATATCCGCCTCTTTCTCGATGCTTCTTAAAATATATTGGTTACAGGCTAAGCGGTACATGCCCGCGCGCCAGGCCTCCGAGGCCTTGGTGATGCCGAACAACTGCATGGAAACTTTATTCACCACGCTGTCGATGCCGGGATTGAACACGGTCAACTTGTCGCGCGCATAATCGGCGTCCGCGTTCATGAAATCGATCTCCAGCTCCGCAGCCCGGTCCTGAATGGGTAGAAACGTTTCCTTGAAAGACCCCTTGGCGATATTGCCGACCGTGAAGAGTTGTGTCGCGGTTCCGGGCATGTCCACCACCACCGCCAGTTTGACCCCGCGCCAAACCAAGATGGCCCGGCCCACCTGGCAAACCTGGATGGCCGCTTCCCACATGTTGCCGGCCGTGTCGAACCCGCCGTTGAAAGTAATGCGTTTTTCCGTGCCGCCTTCGCCGTCCGGCACCAAGGTGTCGCAGAAATCGGCCCAGGTCGTGAAATCGGCCAGAATCAAACGCGAGGGGTCCATGCCGTCGTAGCGCAGCACGTTCAACGCGTTGTCGAAAACCGGTTGGGTTAAAATATCGAAACACACCCAGGCCGGGTTGTTGTTGTAGATGACGCTCCAGGTCGCGGTCGCGTCGTCATAAACCCGGATCAACGCGCCCTCTTCCAGGCACGAGAAGCGCAAGGCCCCGGAAAGCTGGTCGCTCGCCAGGGCGCGGATGCCCGCCAACACGTGCCGCGGATACTCGAATTGATCGTAAAAAATTTCGCGCACCGCGGACAAGTACAAGTCGTCGCCGAAACGCGAAGAAGTTTGGTCTTCGCTCAGGTTTTCGACCATGATTTCGTAATGGGCGAACCAGGGCAACTTCGGGATGGAAAAAGTGCGCCGGATAGGCGCAGCCGAGGCCCCGCGGATGCCTTCATAGTCCACGGTCGTATCGACCGTTTCGATCCGCGGAGTCAAAACCCAACGCCATACGCCGTCCACCCAATCGCCCTCCTTACCGCCCTGCCAAACGCGGTAAGGATCGCCCTCCTTATGACTGGTGGGGTCGGTGTCGCCTTCTAAAAGTTCGTTCCAAACTAAGCCCACTTTTTTTACTCCGTAAAAAAAGGTTTATGGTTTATGGTTTCTGGTCTCTGGTACATGATTACTCCGTAATCATCATTTCATTTCAATCTTTATCTTCGTTTCCGGTTCCGGTCGCCCCTACATTCTTTTTATTCCGCGTTACATGATTTCGATTTTATGAAATCATTCGCGAAATACCATTTTTTAACGTCCGCGAAAAAATTAATGGTATCCCTTCCCCTCTCCTCCATATCCCTCATACCCGCCGTCGGACTTACCGCCGCCGTTGCCGCCGCCCGGACCTTCTTCTCCGCCGCCTACGCCGCCCGTATCCACCCATATTCCCGCCGACCACTTGCCGTCGTAAACCGTATATTTGGTGGTAAGCACGCTCGAGGTGAGCACCCGCCAATCCGTATCGCCCTGGCGCCTAATCGAAAGCCGCACATTGACCGTGACCGGCGACAAATGGCCCGAGTCTTCCGCGTAAAACAACCCGCCCGGAAAAGTCAGTTCCACGGCCAGGGCGTGGAAAGCGTCGCCGATCGTAGTGTAGATATAGGGCGTATCTTTGACTACCTTGACCGCCAGGGGAAATTCGTTTTTCGTGTCGATAAAAGTATTGAGCACCTCTTGATCGAGAGTCCCGTAACGCGTTTCTAAGGCCACGCCCTTGAAATTCTCGTAGGGCTGATCGTTGATTTTGAAATCGTAAAGCCTTTGGATCGGCCCCAAACCCAAATCGATCAACGCGTGGCAATAGGATTTCACCGCCGTTTCAATGTTGGCCGCGATGATATTGCCGTATAACCGGTTCACCCCGTACCATTTAGGCACCGCCGGCCCCTGGGCCTGCAATGTTTGCGGATTCCAACCATAGGCCTGCGAGGCGTCGTAATCCGACCCCACCGCGGGCAACTTGGCCGTGGGCGGCGGCAGCAAAGCATTGACGAGCATGCCGCCCACTACCATGACCGCGCAGGTCATGATCGTGGCCGCCATGCCGGTCAACCCGAGCATCGGCGCCACATAAGGCGCCACCACCATGACGATGATCATGAGCACGATCCGCAAAACGCTCTTGTTGTCGCCGTTTCCCCCGCCCTCTATAACCGGCATGAAAAGAATATGATCGCCGGCTTTGGGGTAGACCTTGGAAAGTAGAATATCGATTTCCGATTCTTTTACGTTCTCACCTTCTAACGTTCTCACGTTCGCACATTCAATCAACGTCCCGTTGATTGAAATACTAACCGGCAACCCCGCCGGAATATTCGCGTCGCGGATCACCAGCAACGACTCGCCGTTATACTCCACCGGCACGATATCGCGGTCGACTCGGTTAAAGGGATTGTGGATTTTTATAAGTGTTAGTTTCTCCAAGGTTTAAACCCTTTTATTAAGTAGTAGATTCAAGATTTATAAGATTTATAAAATTCATAAAATTCTTTAATCTGATAATCTTACGAATCTGATAATCTTGAATTGTACTTCCAGTATCCGTCTATTTTCCCCGCCCACAATAACGAATCCAACCGCTCCACGCTCACTGAACTCTGCTTTAAAATATGAATGAAATTCCGTTTATCCTCCAACACCACCCCGATATGGGTCACATACGGCGGCCGCAAAATAAACGACACCAAACAAAACGGTTCCGGCCGCTCCAACCGCGTGAATAAATATTTCCGATCGTTGATCAAGGTGTCCACATGCTCGTATTGAAATTTATCGTCTTTTACGATCTGTTCGCACAAATGTTTGTACTCCAGCAATTCCCAACCCAGCCGCCGATAGACTTCCCGCACAAGTG